AGATTACTGAAAGGTATCAGATAACTCGTCGTCAAAAAAGAAAAGGCAAAAAAAGATTTTGTTTAGGCGGTTGCCAAACACAGTTGTCAATATACAATGATTCTGGATTTTGTGCTAACTGTAATGTAAGTGAAAAGCAAGTAGCAAAAATGTTAAAAGAACTTAAGGGGTTTATTGAATATGAGCAAGAATAAATGGGGCGTAGAGGTCCAGCCAGACCGTGTTTGCGCTATAGATGCTAGTACAAATAGCCTTGCTTTTGCTGTATTTGATAAAAAAGATTTAAAAGAAATTGGCAAGATTAACTTTGAAGGTGACGATGTATACGCAAAAGTTGGAGATGCTGCTAGAAAAACAAAGGCATATTTTGAAACAATTATGAATGCAGATGCAATAGTAATTGAACATACAGTATTCATGAATAGCCCTAAGACTGCTGCAGATCTTGCGTTAGTCCAAGGGGCTCTTCTTGGTGCTGCTGCTATGTGTGGAATTACCACCGTAGGCAAAGTTTCACCAATTACCTGGCAAAACTATATTGGTAATAAAAAAATATCTAAAGATGAAAGAGCCATGATTGCTGTTAAGAATCCTGGGAAATCTTTGTCTTGGTATAAAACTTTTGAGCGTAACCTTCGTAAACAAAGAACTATGGATTTTATAGAGTTTCAGTATAAAAAGACTATTACTGATAACGATGTGGCTGATGCTTGTGGCATTGGTCATTGGGCTGTAAATAATTGGAACAAAGCAATAGGAAATGTTTAATGAATAGAGATACATTTAATTTTAAAGAAGAAGATGAAAAAGTTATTTTAACAGTTAATACACTTGTGCCAACAAAGTGGTTGCTGGTGGATAGAGAAACGGGTCAAGTGTATCAAGGGCATCCACAAGGATATTGGGATAAACTAAAAACAGTAGAAAGAGGTAATCAATAATGCCTGAGTTAAACGCAAACATACCACCGATAGAGTGTTACGTTCGTGGAAATTTTTTAAGAGATCAGTTAGATAGTCATGATCAATATTTCCCATGTGTAATATTTGGTGTTGCTAGCATTAAAGGAAGAAGTCCTTTATTTCATTTTATGATGGAGGATGGTGGAATTTGGTGGAGAATGCCTATTAATGCATTTTGTACAAAACCAGGAGTTCCAGAAGAACCAATTCATAATCTTGTTTTGTGGAATTCTTTTAGCCCACACGTTTCAGTTACAAAGTTTCAAGCATTGAGCAACATGAGAATGTCATACATCGATAGATCTAAGACTAACGTTCCTGGAACATATTTGTTTACTTTAGATTGGCATAGCCCAGAAACAAATATTTTAGATGATGGATACTCTGAAAATCCAGGTCAACACAAGTGCGGACATGTTATTCAAAGAGATGACGGTAATTTTGCGGTACAGCCAAATAACAGAGTAAGAATAAAAGAGCCATCTTTTGTAACAAAGAAAGATCTAGTTATACAAAGACTCATTAATACAAATAAATGGGATGTTGAGAGTTACGACAAGTGGATCCTTGAAGACTCTAATGCCTATGATTATGAGGTTATTGACACGGAAGTTGACAAATAACGCTATGGCTGGTAAACTATATACATCAGAGGTTTGGCTTCGTAAGAGATATCTTATGGATAAAAAATCTCCAGAAGAAATTGCAAAAGAATGCGGGGCAAGCGTAGAGACAATCTATGTTTATCTTGCTAAATTTGGATTAAGGAAGTCACGCCGATGAATAAAGCACAAAAAGTTTTAATTGGTATTGGTATTGCTGGTGCAGTAGGTTTAACCTATGTTGTTACAGCACTTAAGGGTATGCCAGAAGCATTTGACTGGGAAGAAGATGAACCAGATGAGTGAGCATACAGAGTTAACCATTACGGTTGATCAAGTTAATCATCCACTACACTATACAACAGATCCTTCAGGTGTTGAATGTATTCAAATAACGAGACACCGTAACTTTAATATTGGTAATGCCTTTAAGTATCTTTGGAGAGCAGGACTTAAAGATGAAGCAAAAACAATTCAAGATCTTGAAAAAGCAATCTTTTATATTAAAGATGAAATAAATAGACTAGAAGGTAAGTATAGTGTCAAGTGAAATAGAACTAGTAGAACACCTTGATGAAGTAAACAAGGTTGTTACTGAATACCTTAAGGGTCAAGATCCAACTAAAATTTCTAAAGACTTGGACATGCCAAGAACTCGTGTTGTTGCATTAATTAATGAGTGGAAGGTCATGGCTTCTGCCAATGATGCTATTCGTGCCCGTGCTAAAGAGGCTCTTGCTGGAGCAGACACACACTATAGTAAACTTATAACAAAGGCTTATGAAGTTATTGATGAATCTGGTTTGACTAATAATCTTAGTGCAAAAACTCAGGCTATTAAACTTGTTATGGATATTGAAAAATCTAGAATTGAAATGCTTCAGAAGGCTGGTCTTCTTGAGAACAAAGAACTTGCAGAAGAGATGGTTGAGATTGAAAGAAAGCAAGAAGTACTTATTGGAATTCTTAGAGATGTTGCTTCAGAGCACCCAGAAATACGTGATTTAATTATGCACAGACTTTCTTCTATTGCAAAAGAAGGAGAAGTGATTACAATTGTCCACGATGTTCAATGATTTTCTTGATGTATTAAAAGAAAACCATTTTATTGAAACTCCAGTAGATGTAAAAACCTTTGTTCAGTCTCCTGAATATCTTGGTCAACCACTATTGTCTGACATTCAATATGAAATAGTAGAGGCAATGAGTCAGATCTATCGTAAAGAAGACTTAATAGACCTTATGGGGCAAGCAGAAGGACTAAATCATTTTAATAAGTATACAAAAAATGAACTTATTCTTCAACTTGGCAAGGGTAGTGGAAAAGATTTTATTTCAACAGTAGCATGTGCATACGTAGTATATAAACTATTATGCCTTAAAGACCCTGCAATATATTATGGCAAGCCTGCAGGAGATGCAATTGATATTATTAACGTTGCAGTAAACGCTCAACAGGCTAAGAACGTTTTCTTTAAAGGTTTTAAAACAAAAATTGAAAAATCACCTTGGTTTGCTGGTAAGTATAATGCAAAGGCTGACTCAATTGAGTTTGACAAAGCAATTACTGTTTATTCTGGACACTCAGAAAGAGAGTCTCATGAAGGTTTGAACTTGCTTATGGCTGTTCTTGATGAGATCTCTGGTTTTGCTACAGAGGTTGGCACGGGTAATGAACAGGGAAAGACTGCAGATAATATTTATAAAGCCTTTCGTGGTACTGTAGATTCTCGTTTCCCTGATCTTGGAAAGGTTGTTCTTCTTTCATTCCCCCGCTATCAAGGTGACTTTATTTCACAAAGATATGAATCTGTTATTGCCGATAAAGAAACTATAGAACGCAAACATACCTTTATTATGAACGAAGACTTGCCACATGATGATCCAGGAAACCAGTTTGAAATTTCCTGGGATGAAGATACCATAGTCTCATACAAAATTCCAAGGGTATATGCATTTAAAAGACCTACCTGGGAAGTAAATCCAACCCGTAAGATAGAAGACTTTAAGTTAGCATTTTACACAGACCTTGGTGATGCAATGATGCGCTTTGCATGTATGCCTACATATGCCTCTGATGCATTCTTTAAGCAAAAAGAAAAACTAGAAAAATGTATGAACACTAGAAACCCTTTAGATCAATTTAGAAGGTTTGATGAAACCTTTAAACCAGATGAAAACAAAATTTATTATATCCACGCTGACCTTGCACAAAAGCATGACAAGTGTGCAGTTGCTATTGCTCACGTAGATAAGTGGGTAAATATTCAGGTAATTAAAGACTATGAACAGGTAGCACCCATAGTTGTAGTAGATGCCGTAGCATGGTGGGAACCAAGAGCAGAAGGTCCAGTTAATTTATCAGAAGTTAAACAATGGATCATGAACTTGCGTAGACAGGGATTTAACCTTGGCATGGTTTCTTTTGACCGTTGGCAATCATTTGACATTCAAAATGAACTACAAGCAGTAGGTATTAGAACTGAGACTGTTTCTGTTGCAAAGAAACACTATGAGGATTTGGCTATGATGATTTATGAAGAGCGTGTTTCAATTCCTATGATTCCAATCTTGCTTGAAGAAATGTCTGAGTTAAAGATTATGAAAGGGAACCGTGTTGATCACCCCCGTAAAAAATCTAAAGACTTGGCAGATGCTGTATGTGGAGCCGTATTTGGGGCTATCTCTCATACAACAAAGACTAATAATACAGAAATAGATGTCCATACCTGGAGTTCGTCAACCCGACTTGCACAAAAGCAACAGGATATGGTAGAATTAAGTAATCGGGAAATGCCTAACGATGTTAAGGATTTCCTAGATAAATTCAACTTAATATAAACAAACAAACAAGGAGAAAGATGAATTCATTTAAGAAAATCGCTCTAGGACTCGCTGCAGCAATGTCCTTTGGCGTACTATCGGCACTTCCGACAAGTGCTGCTGTAATCGCACCAACGCTAACGATTGACTCTGCTACAGATACAATCATTGCTGGTGAGACTGCTACAGCAGTAGTTACATTGTCATTTATTTCAGAAGCATCAGCAGACACAGCAACTGTGCTATCTGCTATGTTTGCACAGCCATCAGGCTCATCAAAGAGTGCAACACTCACAGTACTTGAGACAACAACTGCTACAGTTGCAGTTGCAGCAGGAAACCTTTCTGCTGACATTAACTCAACAGTTAATACACCAGGATATGTAACTGCAAA